AACACATTTTTCTTCGGTTTACTTACTTCAACAGAGTTAAATAGATTTTTGTTTGCCATTTTGGTTGGTTTTTGTTATATTATGTTAAAGTCTAATACCTCCACGTGATACGTAATATTTGCGAAGTCTTTTAGTTTTTGACCGACGTTTGCGGTTTCTGCTCGAATAGAGTCTTCTGCGCATTGTGTTTGTTTTTAAGGGTTTATATTTATTGTTTGTTTAGTGTTTCTTAGTAATTATTAGCAATTTTTCTTATAATTTATATTATATTCAATATCAGTTAATTACCTGATATAATTCTAATTTTTATATAATTTTTTTTCCACATATATGTGGATATCCCCTACCCTATCAGGTAGGGGGTTGTTTTTAGTTTCCTGTTAAAGCATCCCAAATGCTTTTAGCCGTGTTTTTGAGTGTTTTTCCTGTTTGTTTTACTCCTTGGTCTGCTATCCAGCCAAGAGCCTGTATATACTTATTTAATATCTCTACTCCACCTTTTGGATCATATGCTGCTTGTGCGATAAACCATTCGGTTTGTGTGTAATCATCATCTAATCCCATAGATTTTTGCATTGCTTCTAGCTTTCTAAGTACTCCTGTCTGTTTTAAAATATTGTTTGTTTCTTGAAGATTCCTGACTTCCTGTAGACTTTTAGTTACTCTTTGTTTGCTTTCTATTATATCCTGTGCAGTCTTTTGTCTGTCGTTTGATAACTTGATTGCTTCTCTTTCGTTCCTATCTAATGTTAATGTTGTTAATGCTCCCTTATACCTGTTGTCTTGTAATGCTCCTTCTAGTTTTGCCTGTGCCATAGGTTCAATAAAGGGTAATCCTTTGGCATTTCTTAAATTTTCTATTAATTTTCCTTCTATATCTGCTTTTAATTTTTCTTTTTGCTCTTTCATTATGTCTATACTTGCTCCCGCTTGTTTTGTTTGTAGATATTGGTCTACTATTTGACCAAGATTAAATGCAGGTGCCTGAGGGTTCCATGATTTGGCGTCTGTACTTCTTACTGGCTGAGCCATATTGGTTTGTCCATATATAAGATTTGGGTTTAATCCTGCCTCTTTAAATCTTTGCATTTGTGCTAATGGGCTGTTATATTGGTTTGTTCTTGCCCAATCTGCTAATGCATCTTCTCTTTGTCTGCCATACATTGCCTCGTTCCATTGGCGGGTTTTTTTGTTCATTTTGCCTTGTGCAAAGGCATTTGCTCCTTGTCCTGCTGCTGTTATTCCTGCGGCTACTATTGAGCCTGTAATTGGATCTATAGGCATAATTTTGTTTTTTTTATTTTTACTAAGTCTTTTTTGCTCCTTTTCCGCTCTGCGTTCGCGTCATACTTCCTTGTCCTTATTGCTTTTTTGGTCGCTTTTTAACTTTAGTGTCAATAAGCACTAATATATCAAGGGTTGATTAGTGCTTATTTGCTGCGCGCTTCGCTTGCGTTCCGTTAATTTTTCAGCGAAACAAGTTTCGCCAAAAAATAAACGTTGTTTAGTTTTCTGTTTGATTTTCATCTTTTACGTCTGTGATTGTGGTACGCTTTTTAGCTCGTTTCTTTTCTATTTCCTGTTTTACTCTATTGTTAATATCTTTTAATTCTGTCTCTGCTTTTTCGCGTAATTCTTCTATTTCTGCTAAATCTAGTTTTTGAGGATCTATATCAAATCCTTCTTCTCCTTCCCATATAGGGGTTTTTTGTCCTTCCAGAGGAAGGCCTTTTGCATAGCGAATAAGTAATTCGCGTAGGGTCATTGACTGGTCGGGTACTGTTTTACTTTCGCCAAAATTGCTTTGACCTTTGTAAACTTTTTGTCTTTTTGAAACTCCTTTGTGTGTCATAATCTTGCTTTTAATTTTTGTTGTTTAAATGATTTTTGCCTTTCTTTTGCCTTTTTGGCCATTCTTCTAAAATCGTTTGCGGTTTCTTCTGCTTGTTTATAATAATACAAATCGCCATACTTGTCCTGTAATTCATCTGCCTGTTTTTGCGATTCTGCACGCATAAATACTCCTATTCTAAATCTTTGTGCCTTTGACCTGACTTTATTACCATTTTCATCAATGTAAAAGTTTTGGTCATATATTTTGTCCTTATAATACCTGGGCATAGCTGCTTTCTTGCCATCTTTAAGTGGTAAATACACTTTATTTTCTATGTTTCCTTTTGTGTGCCACTTAACCATGTTTTCGGTGAGATATCCCGCACCCAGTCCTTTAGACATGAGTGCGAACTCTTTTTGTCTGTCATCCCCATTGAATTGGGGTATTTTCTTGTCCTTACTAATATACTTAAGAGTATAGCCTACACTGGCATCACCAACATCACCAAAATGCACGTTACCAAGATTAATATCATTAAGCTTCCAAGCATTTTCTACTATTTTAGGGTTTGCGTTAAATAATATTATATGATAATGTGGTCTTTCTCCTGTATCTCCGTATTCTCCTACTGCGTAATAACTAATTTTTTGCTTTGTTAACTTTCTAAGCCTTTTGAAAAAATCTTGTACATCCTTTTTAACAAGTGTTTCAAAGCCGTTTTTAGTTTTCTTAATGTGTTCATCATTGTAAGTAAGAGTAACGAAGTGAGCAGAATTGCTCTGCTCACTTTGTTTGTTTAGTCTAAATGCCCATCCTGATACTCTGCGTCTTACACATGCGGGGCATTTCCCACATGGAAATGGCATATATCCTGTTTGTACTCCTTTCACTATTTCCATTTTCTTATGAAAGGGTGTTTGGCATCTAGTACTCATATTAGAACATTGGCGTTCCGAACTTAGGCATAGGTCTTACCGCTCTAATCTTGTGCAATACTTGACAATACAAATTGTCTGTTCCCTCTGGATCATCTGTTACCGCAAATATGCGGTCTACATCCTCGGGTGTACATTCAATAAATTGCTGTGATAGGGTAGGATCTACGTTAAAAATTCTTCCTAAGTGCCAATAGGCTAAGGTTGTTCTGAAATCTCCAGCTACTCGGTTTGACATAAACTTATATTCTGCATATCGGGGTACATATCCGAACGTGTTTGCTGCGTTGTTTGTGTATGCGTAAAGCTCGTTTTGAGTAACAGGTTGCTCTCCAATATGTGCAAATGAAGGCCAGAAAAAATCAAGAGGGTCGTTTTTAAGATATGTTTTTGGAATTCCTTGCTGGTAAGCAGTTTTTGGCATAACGGACATAATTCCGATAATGTATCCATGTTCTTCACAGAAATATGTACCATATTTACCTGTTGTTACTGCTACTGCGTGACCTGCCATGTTACCCTGTGGGGTTTCATCACTAAGTCCTGTTGTGTTTAATACTTCTGATATAACTACCGGTGTTTTTACTCCTGTAATGTATTCGGGGCGTTGTAGTCTTTTGTCGCTACTTTTTACACCGAAATGCATAAGGATATTCTCAATATAGCGTGTACCGCCGCGGGCGTTTTTCTCTAGCCATTCCTGTAATCTAAATGCTCTGCGTAAATCGTTAATGGTTGTTGGTGAAATGTCGAATTCATCTCCGTCTACGAATAATGTATTTGGTGGAGTTGTTGAACTTCCTAAATCTTGCTCTGCAATTACAAATGTTCCAGCGGTTGTGCCCATTGCCCTAGCAACAATATTATTTGATGCTCTTACCGGTACATCATTTTCTATTTGTCCAATAGGAATATCTACTGCTGCGCCTTTTTGTGCGAATGGTAATGCACTTGTAAAATAATCGTGTTCCCATGCTCTGAGACGCATTTGTAATAAATCTGCTGCGGTTACTATATTATTACCATCTGTTAACTTGTAATCTACTTCGGGTACTAAGTTTTGGTCTCTGTAGTACTCGTTATAAATAGCTTGATAAGCTGCTAGTGGTAATGCGTTGATATTTTGCGTTACTGCTGGACTACTATTGTTTGGGGGTACTCCCAAATAATCCAAAAACTTTTTTTCTGCTGCGGTTGCACTTGGTAAATACTCTAAATAAGGTAGTGTATGGGGTGTGTTTGCATCTACTATAAATTTTTCCCAATTTTCCCATGTTATCCTGTTTGGTACGAAAAAGTAGTGCATACTTACATCCATGCGGTGCATAACTGGGGCGAGTAATGGTGCGAATCTGATTAAACTATCGCATCCAATGTTGAACATGTCTCCAGGTACACATTCTATCACGCAAGTGGGCGTGAGTTGTCCCATTTTACTTGACATTTTTACATCATGTGTTAAATCGAACACATTTTTCTTCGGTTTACTTACTTCAACAGAGTTAAATAGATTTTTGTTTGCCATTTTGGTTGGTTTTTGTTATATTATGTTAAAGTCTAATACCTCCACGTGATACGTAATATTTGCGAAGT